TCTTGGCTCGCTCAAAGCTGACCTCATCGGCGTACTTGCGGCCCATTTCTTCTTGGCGGGCAAGACCGGCACGGGCAGCGGCTTCGGGGTCTAGAACGGCTTCGCCAGCGGTTTGAACGCTGGAGAGCATTGACTCAAAGCCTTTTTGAAGGGAGCCAAGAACTCCCTTTTTCTGGGGCTTTGCCTCTTCAAACAGGTCGGGAAATTTTTCCCGTGCTCTGGCCATCGCCTCGTCATAAGACATGGCGTCTGGCACTCTCAGGGACGAACCGTCAGGAAGAGGCAAATACTTTGGCATACGCGTCGAATTGTGATGACCTACGTTGTTGCAACAGACGGGCGGTCAAGCCGTCTGCCGTGGGATTATTGTCCCATCATTCCAGTTCCAAGTCACGCACCTTGCCGCTAGGGGCGGAAGAAAAGCCCAGATTTTGAGCAAACGGTGCAAGGAATGGGTTGTTGAGCAACTCTTGGCGCATCCGGTTGGTCATCATCTGCGCCTTCTGCGCATCGGTGGCTGTCTGGTACGCCGTATCCTTGCCAAGCTCCTGCATGACTTTGGATTGCAGCTTACCGTACTCCGCCCGGACTTTGGCTTGATCGCCGTAGATGTCTTTGTACATCTGCGCGCGCTGGCCTGCAATACGCTCTTGCGCACCGATCTGCGCTTCCAAACGACGATCGCCAACGTAAGCATCGAACATCTTGCTCGCGTCTTGGCGTTGCAGTCCGTAGGCTTCTCGGGCTCCCGCCAACACGTCCTTCTTGGTTTGCACAATCGTGTTGTCGATGTCGCGTTGGAGTTCACGCTTCTCTTTATTGGAGAGCATCTTTTCGCCACGGCGGGCTTCTTCCAACCGCCCAAATGCGTCGTCCAAACGCTCTTTTGCGTCGTTGATTTTTTCTTTGCCCTTGCTGTAATCTTCAAGTCCTGCTTGTGCGCCAACACCAATGTTTGCAAAAGCATGGGGGGAAGTGCCCGACATCATGGCAAAACCGGCTTTGAGCAGCGCTAAACCACCAAGCTCGCCCTCTTGCTTGCCCAGCTTCTCTTCGCGTGCTTTGAGGCGCTGCTCGCGTTCTACTCCAAGAAGCCCCATTTCTTGCATTTGCTTCTCGTACTCTTGCTTGCGCTGTAGAGCCAACGCCGTTGAGGCTTGGCCCAACTCACGAGTCTGCGCCTCAAAAGGATCGGCTGCTGGAGCCTGTCCTTGGAAAGTACCGAGCAGTTGCCGGTATTGCTCTGGGCTTCTGACAAGCGAAGCAACCCCAGTGCTAGGAGCCGCGTTTGCACCGCCAGTAGACGGGGGAGCAGTGCCATCACTCTCTGTAATAGGCGTAGGGGCCGTGTCCGACAGCGCTTTTTTGTAGCCTGCAAGTCTTGCAGTCTCAGAGGCGGACTGGTCCGGCTCTGTTTTAAACCGCGCAATATCACGCTCTTGTTTAACGGCTTCTAAAGCCGAGCTGCCAAAAGCACTAACAAACGCTTTTTCCTGCGGGGTTGCAGTGCCGTCAAGCACCTTTGCGGCAGTTTCACGTAGCTTGCGTTGAAACGTGGGCAGCCCTTCCGCAGCACCGGGCTGCGGACCAAAAGCGCCTTGAGAATAAATTGGCAAAGTATCCGTAGACCCCGGCAAGCCGACGAGCCCCCGGTTTTGATAGCGCTCAACTTCACCACCCTCTTCAAACGCAACAATCCCACCATCAGCCATACGAGCAAGGTTAGGCGCAGGCAACTGACCGATGCCCACGGTTTCCGGCATTGGTCCAACTTGAGAAACCTGTTGATCCACAACTTTGGGTTGCGGCTGCGCTTGAGCGGCGGCACCAGCCATGCGAACTTGTTTGCGGCGACCGTCTTCAGCAATAACCAAAGGCAAGATATAGGGGTCTTGCTTGTACATCATTGCCATGCGCTTGAGCGCTTCGTCTGGCATCATCGAGAGTTGTGATGTCAGCTTTTCTGTATTTGGAAGTGCCATTTCGTGCCTCAACCCATGTTGTAGATTGCCAAATCGGCAAGCCCAGCCGGAGCGTCGTTCACCTCACCGCCCTCTTTGAACAACCCAAGTCTTGATGCGCCAAGCGCGGCAGTGCCGAGACCCGCAGCTTGAGAAAGCATGGACGGGGGTGCTTGGAACATTGTTTGTGATGCTTGGGACAAAGGAAGACCGCGCAGCATGTCGGATGCAAAGCTGAGCTGTTGGTACGGGTACTGGCGCTGAGCCAAGAAGTCTTGGTACTGGCGATCCAGTTTTGCCTGTTGCAGAGCCTGTTGTTGCTGGCCTGCTTGCATTTGCAAATTTGCAATATCTTTCTGCTGGCCAAACTGCGCAGACCCCAGAGCGCCCAAAGCCCCAGCAGCTTGCAACTGTGCTTGAAGTCCTTGGAGGCCAAGATTTGCACCAAACTGACGGGACTGTTCCCGTGCTTGATCCGCAGCAAGCCCGTACTGGGCAGCAAGCTGAGCGGCGTTCATGCCTTGGCCGTAGCCAAACTGGCGGGACTGCTCACCCATACCTTGGGTTGTGATGCCTGCCTGTTGGTTTGCCAACGCCGCCTGCAAAGCTCGCTGTTGATCGGCGGTGTACGCCTGCATCCCTTGTTGCCACGCTTGATTTGCGCCAGTGGCTTGGATGTCATTAAGCTGCTGCATGGCATTGCGCTGGCGCTCGGCTTCAATAATCGCGGAGCCGCTTCCACCAAAAGCACCGCGTTGGATAGCTTGAGCAGCATTTTGCTGCCCCATGATGTCGGCTTGACGTTGGGCTTCACGCTTTTGAATGTTCACCACATTCTGCATGTACGGATTCATGTACTTGGACATGTCCGCTTGGGTGAAGTCTTGTGTGCCTACTTTGTCGTACCCAAAAGTACCGGCTTGGTATGCGCTCGGGGCTTTGTATTGGTTAGCAAAACTGCTTGGGTCGTAGCGCAAATTGCCCGCTGACTGCCCTGCTTGCGTAGCAAAGTTGGTGGCTGTTCCAAACTGAGAAGCGGGCGTGAGGCCTGCAATTCCTTTAAACGCTTGGTTTTGCAAAGCGCTAAAGTCGGCGGTGCGCTGCCCACGATACGCCTCATACGGGGTGTCAATAAGCCCCGGAATTTTTGCACCAGAAGCATCCGTGCCGCCAAAGTAACGACCGAGCAGTTGCTCAACATACTGCTTAGCGTAGTCGGGGATGGTTGTCTGCGTTTGTACAACTTGGGTTGGATCGGCCATAGCGGCTCCTTATGCGGGCATAGCGCGGCGAGGATTAACTTCCGGCGCTTGTTTCTTTTTACCTGTGCGTTGCTGACGCACGCGGTCCATCATTTTGTAGAGTTGTCTAGCGCCAGCGTCGGTGGAACCGTTGCCAAGGTGGGAAACCACATCTGCCGGAACCACAAACTCACCGTCAGCCAGACGGGCAGGGCGCTTGCCACCAATCGTAGCGGGGATGTCATCGGACATACCGTCGCCGGGGCCCTTGAGCATACGTCCGCCATCAGAGTACCCGCCCAAGGAACCAAGACCACCAGCAGCCAAATTCATAGGCTCGCCAGAAAACGAATTGACAGGTGCGTCAGACGAATCTTGCACAACGTTGCGCGAGATAGGGGCCTGCCACGGTGTGGCGTAGCCGCCTTGCGAAATGTCAGCCATTGGGTAGCCGGTGTTCAAACCAACAGAATTGGCTTGTGACATTTGCTCAATCGGCCCACCAGAAGCATATTTTTTGTACTCAGGCCCCGGCGCTTCGTAGGGTGTAGCAGGGGTCCAGTACTGATCGAACCACAACCGTTCGCTGGTGTCGTCATCGGGAGTATATTGTGTGCCGACCATCCGCGCGCCGAACCGATTAGACGGGGTTGCACCAGCAGCGGGGGCTAGTGGATTGCGTGTGAACTCGTACGGGCGGATCATTCCGGGGGACTGGGGTGGTGCTTGCAGTTTTTGCTGGTCCGCTGCCCCACCAAGCAGCAACGGTGCTGCAACAATTCCCGCGCCTTTTAGGGCACTGCCGCTACCAATCGCTTTCAAAGTAGCCATCGGGTCTTTTGCGGTGGCAGTCAAGCCTTCAGCCAGCGCAGTACTTGCGGATGGTTTTGCTAATTGCCCCACCAACTGCTCGTTTGTTAAATCCATTGGCGCGTTAGCCAGCATAGCATTTTGTGCTCCGGGCGCACCAACCGCACCCAAGCCCTGCCCAATTGCCGAACCACCGTACGCAGATAAGCCTGCTTGCAAACCTTTACTAAGACTTCCATGCGCCAAAGCGCCAATACCGCCAACAGTGGCGGCGGCGGCAAGTGGGCTAGCCCCAAGAAAAGCAAGAGAGGTCCCGGCAGTCATAGGCGCAAGTGCCAACCCTGCGAGTCCAGCAAGAATGGGGTTTGAAGTAATGTCACGCGCAACGCTGCCAAGATTCAAACCCTCAGAGCCGGTAATTTTTTTGAGACTTAAAACGCCCATATTTGCCTCTCAAAACGTGGGTTGACAGATAGTAACATTTTTATCCTCAAGTTGGTAGTGTGGAGACAAAACTCAGCGTCATGACAACAGACGGAATGGAGGGGTGTGCGAAGGGAGAAGTTTGGGCGGGGTAGGCCTCCATGTACACGCCATCCGTTACGCCGTTTTCAACCTGCGTTGCAGCCGCCCACATTTCCACATAGTCTCCGGCTTGCAGTTCAAGAAAGAAGTTACACGCCCCAATCAAATAGCCGTCCGACGAGCCGTGCTTGTTGGGGACATCAAACTTGCTGGCAGTGCCGGGAGCATCCGCTCCATTGATACGGAACCAAACAAAAGCGGTGTGAATTTGGGAGTCGGTGTTAGCAAACTGAATACTAAACTGAAGGTTATAAATCCCCGCGTAATCAACGTGGATTCCGTCAGTGCCGTCATTAGTCGCACCGTTCATGTAGTCGTTTTGATTACACGTAATCAGCGCAGGGGTGTTTGCTGCCGCCCAGTTGAAGTCGGTTGTGCGCTGGACGGACGCGTACGGGTTGTTGAAAAACCGTCCGCCCAACTCGCCCAGCAAAACCGAATTCACCGAGTCCAGTTGGTTGAAATACAAGCGCAGAATGCTGGTGAACTGGTCTTGAAACCGTTGCTCGTACTGCGTCGTAGCTGCCGGTAAGCGCGGGGCAACCGGGTTTGGTAGCCGGTAAAGCTCTTTTGGGGTGGTTGCCATCAGCGTCTTCCGTCCGGACGAGTGTCAATCCGAGGCACACCAAGCTGCCACGCCACGCCAAGATCGTTGGATTCGACCCGGAAAGCCATTTGTCGCCCTCGAATCCGGACATACACCTGCTCAGTAAATTGCTGCACGTTGTATGTACGCTGGTTAGCGTAGCTTTGTTTGCTGGTCACGGTGGGAGAGTCTGACGACCCGTACGCCGTACCGGGGAACTGACGTGGGCGAACCGTAAAGTCCAACGACGGCGCGGCAGAATCCGACCCGTCAAACGTCACATCGGGGATGATGCGCCAGACAAGGCCAAAGTTGTGGCCATCGCCAATGTCGAAATCTGAAGACTGCACATAAGCCGTGATAGGGCTTGGCGGGTTCGTAGTCCCGTCGTCGTTGCCAACCTCGTGGTAGACCATAACAGCGTTGCTATTGCCACCCGGCGTGCCGTAGCAAGCTGCGGCTGGAGTCTCGCGCAGGGGGGAGTCAATCCAAGCGGTCCGCGCCAAGGTGCCGTAGTACCAAGTGCGCTCAAGGTGATTGAACACGATGTAACGATCAATCGTTGTCGAGTTGGCCGAGCAGTAGAACCACCAGACTTCGTTGTACCCTTCGTTTGTACTTGCAAAAAATTGATAGGCTTGCGTCAGGTTGATGTTCTGATACACGTACTGGCGCAAAGCGCAGGGCAGCGTCTCAACGCGGCCTGTGTACATGTAGAACTTGTCGGTGCCCATCCAGTAGGTCACGTTGTTTGCCGTAGCCGCCGTATTTGGGCCAGCAATCGAAATGTTGTCGGCAAGAATCTGGAAGTTCCAAACATAGGGTGGCCCAGCGTACTGCATCGAGTACAGCGCGGCATCTGTCCAGACCAAGATTTCTTGGCGAGCTTGCAAGGCTGTGATGATCTCGGAGCCGTGGCTCAAGCGGTAATAGCCTGCCTGAGACGTGATGGATGGCGTCCACTGCTTGATGTTTTCCACATTCGACCAGCGGATCAGCATTGGGTCGATTGTGCTCGCGCCGTAATCATTGCAACCAAACGCAATCACAATCCGCGAAGAGTCGGACACCAACACGTAATTGCATAACGTTGGGCAGTTTGCATCGGTTTGCCAATACGCAATACCGTTTTGAGTGTTTGAGTTTGTAGAGGCCAGTACTTGTGCGCGATTAAATGTTGACGGGCTGGTATCCACCACCCAGTAGTAAATTGCGCCGCCACGAGGATTGAGCACAAGGTTTTGACCAAAGTTGGACTCGCTCCACAGACGAAGCTGCTTGTCCACCCCGACACCTGCGGGAGCCGCAACACCCCAGCCTGTGCTGGGGGAGCCGCTTGTCACACCGCCCCAACCCCCTGCACCCCAACCGACGCCGGTTGTGTAAATGTCAGAACCGCCAGAGATTTGATATGCCGCTGTGGTAGCAGCACCGCCGTTGCCGCTGTCTGAACTGTTTGCTGTAGCCGACACGACGATGGTGTATTGGCTCGTGCTGATGTATGTGGCAATTTGGTGTTCTTTGTTAAGCACCGCAGCCGTGATGTTGCCGCCCAACGAGACAGCGCTGGCAAAAGTCACAAAGTCCCCTGCCTGAGCGCCATGCCCCGCATCCGTAACGGTAATCACGTTGGACCCGTTTGTTGCAGCAAACGCGTTGGGGGCCGCAACCGGTCCCGGAGGAGTGCCTCTCAGCGGAGTCACATCGTAGTAAGCGCCGCCGTTGCCGTTTTGAATGTAGTATTTCAGGTTTGTGCCAAGCCCCATCAGGTTGTAGCCTGCGAGGTTAAGCCAGTTCCACATCGACCGGCAGACACCCCACAGCGTGCCAGTAGCGGGCTGCAAAGCGGAGTTGTTGGGGCCTGTGTCTTTTTGCCACCCACCAATTTTTTCAGGATAGCCAGAACGAAAACGGACTTTATCCGTCTCAAACCAACCGCCCTCGTTAGCAAGGGTGGTGCCTTCACGGTTAACACCGGGGCGAAACTGGAGTTTTTCTAATGGCATAGCGTCATTTTCCCATCAGGAAGTCAAGACGGCAAGCGCCTCGTTGGTGTGTTTGATGCGGTCGGCGAGGCCAATTGTGCCCCCATTGATCTTCTTTGTCAGGGCTTCCCAAGCCCCAATGTCGGCCAAGCGGTTGCAGTTGTGTGTAGCCCAGAACCAACCCGCCGTCAAGGCGGCAAACTTTGGGGTGCGAACCAAGTCAGGGTTCATGACGAAATCCTCCCCGAGCTTTTTCCCTGCATGGAAGAAGTTGTCATGGCCGGTCAACTGGAGCCAGCCCGATCCCCGGAAACGCCACCCATCGTCAGACGCTTCATCCCGGTTGCCCATACGGTTAGAGTAAACCTTATTAGCTATTTTACGGGGGTTGCGGTGGTAGGGCTGGGCAGACTCCAGCGTGGGGAAGCGCTTGGGCCAAATCTTCATCAGGCGCTCGGCGCTGTAGTTCAAGTTCTCCTCCAGCACCCGGAAGTTACCCGACTCGTGGCCGCACTGCCCGATGAAGGCGGCTTGCTGCATGGGAGTCTCAATCCCCCAGACCCGGAACGTCCCGTTCAGAATGGGCTCCAGCGCGGGGTCGATGTGGAGTTTTTTCAGTTGTTCAGCGGTTACCATTTATTTGCTCCCTGACTGCGTTGTAGGCGTCGATGCAGGCGTTGAGTTGGTTGATTGCCCTGTCTCCGTCGGCTGCGATTTGAGCAATAGCGAGGAGAGTCTCTCGGTCAGATTCGGTTGTGCCTTCTGGAGGCCCGCTGGGAGCGGGGGAACTTGGGGTGGACTGTACGCAACTTGCGGAGGGGAGGCGCACCCGGCCAGCACGAATGGCACGATCAAGAGCAGTTTGTTTTTCAGTGACGACATTGTTGGCCTCCTGCAATTTGGCTGCTTGGCTGTTGAGTTGTTCCGTAAGTTTGCGTTCAGTTTCACGAGCTTCCTCGTTTTTCTTGGCAATTTCAGCCTGCATTTCGGCATCCCTGTCCCACCAGCCATTGTGGTGGCCGTACTTATACGAGCCACCCAAGGCGATCAAAACCGCCAAGATTACCCAAGGATTGGGCAACCCAATCACGACTGTGCCCTCGCACGCTCTTCAGCAATCTCATCCCGCTCAGGGTGCAAGTAGTCTGCCGGGGTTGTTGGGGGTGGCGGAGGTCTCCAGTCCTCGTCCAACTTGGGGTTATCAAAACCCATCCAGTTGAAGTCAGGCATCGCACTTTTAGCCGTAGCCGTGTTTGTGTTGGTCTGCGTAGGGTTCTGGGTGACGATGATGGTGTCGTTGTCTTGCCTTGCCGCCAGCCGCTCCGACACAGCGCTCACGCCCTTTTTGCTCATCACACCGCCAATACCGCCCACAATCAGCAGCACGATGTCGTTGAGCATCTTGGTATAGGCTTGGTCAATTGGAGCCATCGACTTGATAGGCTGCGTCACAAACGTGACGCTGTACAGAATGAAGAAGACAATCCCCGCAAGGATCATCGTGACCACGCCGACGACAAACGCCCAGACGCGGACTTCGATTTGGTCTTCAGTTAGACGCGGCTGAGGCGGGCGCTGCGGGTTGGACATTTTGTTTCTCCAGTACAGGGGCTACAAGGTAATCTGGGCAATCTTGGGTGAACAGGCAGTCAGGCCGCTGGCACCGCTTCTCCGCAAAATGCTTGGGGTTCTGGCAGTGGTAGCGGTACCGATCCTCGCAGCCCGCAAGGCTACTCAGGATCAGGAGGATCAATCCGAGGCTTCGCATTTTTCTTTTCCTTTTCGTCCAGTCTGAGCAGCAGGGCTTCGTTCTTCCGTATTTGTTTGTCGATCTTCATTGTTTGGTAAATGGCCAGCGGGATCAGGATCATCAGGATGATGAGGATGAGGGAAACGATAGCCACCCAGTACCCAAACTCAGCGCCGAAAAGATTCCAACCAGTTGGAGGTAAATCAGGAAGGCGGCTATCGCGTACATTGTTTTGTCCACCCTTAGCCGACGGCGGTAGTCTCGTTGCCATTCTTCTTCCCTTTTCTGCTTCAACTTCAACTGCCGGTCAAGTTCCCGTTCTTCCAAAATCTGGTTGTACATCCTGAGAAACCGACTGTAAATGTCCGCCAACCCAATTTCCTTGGGAGTGTAGATCATGGCTTCCCTGATCTGGACGGTCATCTGCTCAATCTGCATCTCAATCTGTATCCTGTCTAGTGCCGCGCCCTCGATGTCCTGCGTTGTTTTTGATTCCTCTTCCAGTTGCCGACAGTAGTCGTTCAACTTCCGCTTGATCTCAAAAAACTGTTTTAGCTTTTCGCAGATGTCATGGATTGCTCTGGCTTGAAATTCTTCGTAAGAGAGTTCAGGCTCTGCTTGTTTGCGATTTGCCTTTTTCTCCACCCGTTGCTGGGTTGGCGCAGGCTCGGCGGGTTGGACGGGTGAAACATTGGGAGTGGGCTTAGAGGTCGCATCCTTCTTACCTCCAAAAATGGATTGCCAAAAAGATTTAACAGTCGTCCAAAGAGATTTGGCCTCAGTGACAAAAGCCTGCGCCTCACCCACTGCTTTCTTGAGTTCCCCGATCTGAGCTTTACCCTGCCGGAGAAGGTCGCACCCCTGCCGGATACCGGCCACAATCCCTTGCGCTGCCATAAGGAGTGTGAACGGGTCCACATGCGCGTCCTCAGCTAAACATCATGAACATGCCGCTGGATAGCGACTTGAAAATCCAGCCGGTGTTGGTGCCCGCATTGACCGATCCCGCCCCCGCATACCATGTGTTTGCTGGCGTAGCGTTAGACCTGCTGATGGTCAAGTAGTTCACCGTGCCGACTTTGCCGCTTCCGAGCTTATTCAGCGTAAACGTAGAAGACGTGCTCGAACAGGTGAGCGTAACTAAATTGCCCGCAGACCCTTTGACCTTAAAGCTGCCCACGCCAACAGTCGTCGATGCTCCAAAACGCAATGTGTACGTGGCTGTTTTTGTGCTCTCAATGCCGTAGGTAATGTTTGCTGAACCTTGAAAAGTAACAGTCCCAGAGCCTGAACCAGACCCTACGGTAATTTTGTTCCAAACCGGAGCGGCGGCTGTCGAACCTGTTGGAGCAAGATAAAAAGTACGACCGCTTGTCCCGTTGTACGTCAAGAAAACAGGCGCATCGGACGGGTAAATTGTTACCGGGTTTGTAGAAACTGACGAGAAGCGAAAAACAGTACCAGAACCTGTGAGAGTCCATGTACCAGATCGCATGTAAAAATTGATACTTGTGCTGGAACCGCCTTGAAACGCGGTAACTGAAGCTGCTGTTACATTGTAGTTGTTAGCGTCAAACACAATTGTTGGGGCAATAACTCCTAACGATGCGTAGGGCGCAACAGTAAACTCACTTGTTACGTTTAAGTTGCTGTTGAGTGTGTATGCGCCGTCTTGTAGCGCCAAAGTGTAGATTGTTTGATTTTTAAAATCCAAGTACCGCGTTGTAGAAAGCGTAGTAGAAGGCCACAGAATAAGCCGGGGGCTACCTGTAAGCGTTGTGCTTGCGTTCAACGATACGGTGTCTTTAATCATCCACCCTTCGTTTCTGGAATAGATATTAAAATTAAAATCAAACGTGCCGGTGTAGTTGCTCAAGCCAAGCGTTGGAATACACGCAGTGTATAAATTGTCGATTGTGTATGGGCCAGTAGAGCTTCCGTTAAAAATAACCGTATCTTGAGGCAATGGAACAGTGGCCCCCGAAGCCCCACCGCTGCTTGTAGACCACATAGAGGTTTGATGCCATTGAACGCTTGAGCCCACAGCGTAACGAGTGACGGCACTTGTGAAGTTGATGTTGCTGTTGTTGCCCCAGTTACCGGCCCCATTAAACGGCGCAGCCGCTCCCGCCGCAGAAATTCCAAAAAAGTCTACGTTAGAAAACGACTTTGTGCCTACCGTAAGGGTCAAAGGGAATGCCGAGATTGATGCAAACGCAGTGACAACCGGCGTAATGATAAAACGGCTTGTCGCATTAAAGCTAGTCACCGTCATATTAGAAATGGTCATGCTGCTTCTAAGCTGGATTGGTGTTGCACGAGCAGCGGTCTGTGTAGCTTTAAACGTTGTGATGCTGGTGGCTTGTGTGTCAAAAATAATACCGTGCACAGCGTCAACGATCTCGACGTTAAAAAGCGACATCGTGTTGCTAGAATAGTCTTGGATATTTACGGCAGAAAAAGTGGATGTAAGATTCCCGTTAAAAACAAACTTAGCGCTGTTGCTTGTTGTTGTGTTTGTGCCGGTTAAATAAAGATTCATGTACCCAATGTTTGCCGGATTTGCCGGGGGAGTAAAAGTAAATGTCGAAGTCCCCAGCGCCATAGTAGGGCCTGAAGGAAGACTAAATTCAACCACAGGAACAAACACAGCGCTGTTGCCAACAGTGATTGAAAAATTTGCACTGTTGGTATTGAACGCGCCAGTTCCTGACGAGCCAACAGTTAAACGGCCTAGCGTATGGGTACCGGCAGCAAACGCAACGGTCCCCGCAGAATTTTGAACATAGATTCCGCCCAAAGTAATCCCGTTAGTTGTGATAGTTGTTGTTTGCCCAGTAACGGCAGAAACAAAAAACGTGATGTACTCGTAATTTAAAAATGTCATCCCCGAGCCAAAACGCAGCGTTCCCGCAGTTGCGGCTGGAGGGGTGACATAAAAATAGGTGGAAGACGTGCGCGTTCCGCCATCCCAAGTACCGGTATATCCGTTACAGTCGATGCTTTGATACTGGCCAAATGCGTCATCTGAAAGCGTAACAGTACCGCCACCCGAAGAAGCATTAAAAAACACAACGTCAGTAAGTGAGGGCACAGACGCGCCACCAGCGCCGCCAGAAGTCGCAGACCAATTTGCAGTGTTTGTGGCGTCCCAAGTACCGGAACCGCCAACCCAGTAGCGGTTTGCCATTATTTAATCCCTTGCACTTGTTGTTTCCATTCATTAAAAAGTGACTTCTGCCACTCTTCGCGCTGCTCTTGCGTCATGGCTTCCCACTCTGCTTTTGGCCACTCTGTGACCGTGCGGTATGTATAAGGCAAGTCTTCAGCCGCCCACTCAACGCTCACAAGTTCTGTAACAGAAAGTGTTCTGACTCGCATATCAAGACTCCTCTGCAACGGCCACAGCATCCCAACGAAGTGCTGCGCTGTTATACACACATCCGACGTAGATGGTTTTGTTAGCCACTGTTGTTGTCGGCAAATCTGTGCCAACCGCTCGGTACGATCCGCTTGAACCGGTCGTCCACGTAAGTGCGCGAGCAGTGCCGTTGTCTTTGATTCGGATCATCAGCTTTTGCCCGTTTAGGGGTGTGCCGGTTGGGGAACCAAATGCTGCGGCAGCAGCCAAAGCAGTAAGCTCGTATTGGTCGGTTGTATCCGCGTTGGGAGTCGGTGTGGCCGAACTTGCCACGCTCACAACACGGGGGATGTTGCGTAAAGCAAGAAAGTCTGTCCCGTCAGAATAAACGAGCAAGGTCTGACCGGCATTAAGCGTAACTCCTGCTCCAGCCGCTGTCGTGTTACCAATCACGGTGGAGTTGTAGATCGTCATGTTGTACGAGCTACTGTTGGTAAGAATATACGACTTTGGATTTGGCGGCGCAAAAATTGAGAAGTCTGCGCCAGTCACCGTGCTCACGCGAAGCGCTGCGTAAATTGACTGATTGTTAGCCGCCGTGGAAGTTGGCCCGTTGGTGTACGTAAGCGCTTGGGAGGAGGCAGAAACAACAATAGCTTGGGAACCCGCGATAGCTTGGTCAAAAATATACGCAAAGTTATCGTTTGTTGTGTTGCCCCATGTACCCGCTTGATCGCCAGAAGTAATCAATTCGACGCGGAGGTTGGGAGAGTATGTGGACATTTTTATCCTTCCTTGCTTGCAATCAGCGGTTTGGCAATCTCGAACACAGCGCCGGGATCAATTCCTTGGGGCACCCCGGCAGGGTCAATAATGTCACAGACATCATCCCCGTCACGCAGTGCATGGATGCAGTAACAGAGGGTATTGTCCTCCATTGCCGTGAATTCGTGAACCACCCCAGCCTTAATGAAGATGATCTGGGGGGCCACAAAATAGCTGGTTTTGCCGCCAACGACCGCCTTTACCGCACCCCGAGCCAACAGGGTCTGGTGGTCAAAAACATGGTCATGCCCAGCGTTTACATCGCCCGCCTTTTCAAACACCATTTGGCGGATGTAGACGTTGGCGACACAGCTAATTGTAGAAATTGGCTCAGCCATTGGACACCCCAAGTTGGCCCGGTGCAGTAGGCAAAGCGTAGTTGTTGATGTCCGCAACAGTACTAGGGAAATCCCTAAGTTCTTGACGATAGGTAAGCCACGCCATGTACTCGGCATCGGAGATGCTAGTTGCAACCCCAAGCTCTTTTTGGTCTCGGTGCCGTTGCACAACCCACTCCGATTGAATCAAAGCATGGTCGCGGTAAGCCCGCATAGCAGTCCATCTGTCTTGCATTTTGTCTGCCTCGTATTTGGCAAGTTCGGCGGGGGTGTATTTGTCCAAAACAGCCCATGTTTTCACCCACAAACCATCAACAAGTTCAGGCAAAATTTCTTTACTCACCTGCGTATCTGTTACGGGTGGGGGGTCAGTATGGTAAACAAATACATACCCTTCGGGTAAATTGTTGTTGAAATCCGGGTCGATACTCATGTGTGGCAGACTGGCGCGAATGTACTGCTCAGTCAAAGGGTATTCAACAACAATTCCGTTTTCAATTCTTGCGTACATACAAACCTCAATTTCCTGCTGTGTATGGGAACTGTCTTACATTACCCGGCCAAATCACACGAATTGCGCCGGCGCTAGCAACCCCAGTAGCTGCTGCGTCCGCGCCGGGAGCCCCCGCGCCGTACCCTCCGGGATTGTATAAACCCAAAGAAGTGCCGATCCGGTACGGCACTACCCCGTTTGAACCGGCCACTTGGGACGGATTGGAAACACCTGCACTAGAAGACGAAGTAGCCGCCGAAACACCGCCTTGACCGCCTCCACCAAGCCCATAAAGGCCAACACCTCCTGCAACGCCACCAACACTACCGCTTCCGCCGGTACCGCCTCCCCCACCACCCCCTCCTAAACTGGGATAGCCGCTAGCAAGAGTGGTTCCCGCGACAACAACGTTGCTTGCGTTGCCGCCGTCGTTTGTGTAACCGCCAGCGCCTCCTCCACCACCGCAAGTAGTGGTTAGCGCGTTCCCGCCAAGCCCCCCGTTACCGCCGCCAATAACACCGAGTAAAAAGTCAGTGCCGCCAGAAGCGACAGTACTTGCAAGAAGTGTTGCGGTTGGCTTTTGGCCACCACCTGCCCAAAGCGTTGCGTTGCCGGTTGTTGTCCCGTTAAAAATAGTATTTCCGCCCGCCGTTGCTGCTGCGGCTGTAGCAGCAGAAACTCCAGCCGCTCCAACAACGTAAGGGATGATTTGCCCCGGAGTTACAGACATGTTGTTGTAGTAGCGTAAAGACCCGCCACCGCCCCCGGCACCACCAGCAACTGTGAATACGCCCCCACCACCACCGCCAACACAAACCACAGAAATACTTGATACGCCCGGAGGCACTACCCAGTAATCGTATCCAAGATTAGAAACCCCTGTAAACGAACCTGTACCGCCTGCGCGAGCAGAACCTGTGTCAACCCCTCCAGCAGCACCGCCAGTAGCAGTCAAAGTAACTCCGTTTGAAATAGTTACTGTTGTTGTTCCACCGTCAGTGCCTGCACCCGCGCCCCCAATACCGTTTGCGCCTACAGAATAGAAAAGCGTTGTTGTGTTATTGGGCAAAGGCACAAACGCGTAATAAACAAGACCGCCAGCACCGCCTGATCCTCCGTAAGAAGGAACGGCATTACTTCCGTTACCTCCAGCACCGCCTCCTCCTATAGCCCATATATAGCAAAGAGTGGTACCGGAAGGTAGCGAATAGGAGCCACTTGTGGAAGTCGTGTTTGTAAAAATTTGATTTGTTGTTGTTCCAGCAAGAGTGTTGATGGCTTGAACAACAACTGCTCCGTACCCACCATCCCCACCAGTCCCATCTTGAGCGCCACCACCGCCACCGCCAAACAGGCCTTTCCCACCATTAGAAACTCCAGAGCCAGAACAAGACCCACCACCGCAGCCAAACCCGGTCGCATTGCCGCCGCTTTTTGAAGAGTTTGTGCCCCCCGGTCCCGGCCCTGTCCAAGAATAGCCCAACGCTTCTACAACTTTTTTCAGACGCAATAGTTGGGAACTGTTGGATGGGGTCTGTGCGCCAACTTGATAACTTGTAGGGGACGCCGTTCCGGGTACGCCCGTAACTACACCAGCAGCAACACCCCCGCCAATTGCCCCGCCTCCAGTTGCGTTAAAACTGGTAAACCCATTCCCTGCGCCACCACTGACAGCAAGCACATTCGCAGATTCTCCAATAAAAACTGCTTCGTTGGGGTTTGCTTCCGCTAACGAAGAATCTGGAAAAACGTTCGTACCCGCGACAATCCGAACACATCCATTAGCGCCGGGTACAGAATAGTCGTAATTCGAATAATACCCATATCCCGGTCCACCAGCCCCATATAAAGGTGGAGGGGAGTAAGCGGGTAAAAAATTTGGCAAAGTTGTAGTTCCGAGCCCCCCAAAAGTGCCTGTTTCACCGCCCGACCCACCGCCTCCGGGCCAACCACCACCGACGCTACTATCGTAACCACCTCCAGCTCCACTAACTAGTGCGTTGCCTTTGTACGGATACACTCCGCCACCGTATGCCGCCCCGCGCGACAGCGATCGAGAATACCCGCCCCCACCACCTGCGCCGCCAGCGCCGTTAGCCGCCACCGTAGCAGCAACGGCGTTACCGCCAGCGCCGCCAGCGCCGTAATACCCGCCAGCACCGCCACCGCCACCTACCTCACTGCTAGTACCTCCTCCAGTCCCGCCAACACCACCTGCACCGCCGGTACCTGTAATAACGGTGCCTCCCGCCCCGCCCGTTGTAGTGCTGCCTCTGTTTCCAAGACCTCCGCCTCCGCCTCCCGCTCTGCACAAAACAGTGCCGTTGGAACGTGTAATGTACGAATCTCCGCCAGCAGACCCGTCACCTGAAGGAACTACCGCCGGAGCACCGCCTAACCCTGCGTAGACTAAAAGTGTTTCGCCGGGAGTGACAGAAATATTGTTTACGTACGCAAGCGCTCCACCACCGCCACCAGAAGCGCCATAAGAACCTGATTTACCTTGGTTTTGACCCACCCCACCAGAGCCGCCTGCACCAATACACACAACGCATATTGAGTAAACGTTTTGCGGGACAACCCACGCTACTGGGGTTAAATTAGTGTTTGGTCCTATTAAAGCAGAAACCGCTCCCGGCGCACTTCTTTGCTGTGCGGAAGTTTGAAATAGCTTTTCAGTTGGTTTGTGCATCTTAAACGAAGCCAGTCAAGTACGATCCATACCAAGTTGCGCCGCCATCGCGAGTAACAAACATAAGCAAGTTGGTTGTGCTTGCAGAAAACGTTGGAGCCGTGTTGCCTGCCCACTTTAAATTAGAGAACCATGTAATAGTCCCAGAAGTGTAAGCAAGCTCCAACGTAAACGAATACACAGGAGCACCACTACCGTTGCTTGTGGGCACACCGCTGACAGTGAACGTCGTGTTTCCGGATACCGTTGTGTTGTAGTAATTACTTAACGAACAGTCAATGTTCGTTGTAACAGTAGAGTAGCCGTTGATCTGTTGGCCGTTGATCCCCACACGCCCAGTAAAACCGGGATTGTTTACGGGAGCGTACGTAATTGGTGCTGTGGAAGATACGATCTTAACGGTTGCATCAGGAGATGACGCACTGCCGCCAACAATCGAGCTACTTGAAGTAGCCAGCGCATACCCCGTCGATGGGGTAAGGCCGAGCCACATGTTGTTTGTACTATCCCACGACCAAGACTTCCCACCAACAGAATAGACTTGGTTCGCTACCGGGGATGAAGGAAAGTCAAGTGCGGCCATGATTAGTACTCAAAAATAACCAGACCTGCTGTACCTGCGCCACCAGCAGCGGCTGTTGCAGTTGCACCGTTATACGCACCGGCTCCACCAGCACCATAGCCCCCAGCAGCCACACCGGTTGTAACAGTGTTTGAAGTTTTACCGCCCTGACCGAAGCCAAGCGGGGTGTTTGCACCATCACCAAACTTACCTGCGGTTGCAGCCATTGTGCCGCCCCAGTTACCTTGGAAGCCGGGAATGTTGAGTGTGCCACCAGTAGCCGTACCGCCACCGCCACCAGAGTTAGCAGTAGAAGGCATAACTTGACCGCCGCTTCCGCCGCCAGCAGTGTAAGTGACACTGTTATACGTGGCAGAAGAGCTACCACCGGCATTACCTGCTGTTGTCACACCAGCACCAGAACCCGCCGCACCGACAGTGTAGGTAACAGAGTTTTGGCCAGAGACGTACGTCAAATAAACTACGACCACACCGCCAGAACCACCGCCTCCACCAACTTGACCCGCAGTTGCCGCAGTACCGCCGCCTTGTCCGCCACCACCAATAATAGTGATTTTGAATCTAGCGCCGCTTACACGTAAAGCAGATGGCACAGTCCATGTAGCTGCGGTGCCGCTGGTATACGCCTCAAGGTTTTGGAACCCTGCGCCGAGACCTGAAATCACTGTGGCCGCAACAATAGACTTGTTGGTCAGCGTCTGGGTGTCGGTCGTGCCGACAATTGCACCAGTGGGCATCGTCTTGACTGCGTAGCCAAGCGAGGTCCATGCAGTTGCGCCATCGCCAACTTTGAATTGCCCTGTGTTGGTTTCGTACCCAACCTCACCAGAAGCAAGAATAGGGTTTGCTGAAGTCCAGTTAGCGGCTGTATCGCGCCGCCATTGAATTAAAACGCTCATGTTGCGCCTCCGCCGTCAAAAATAACTGCTGCCCATGCTGTTGTTGAAGCTGAGCCGCCATCAATGGTTGAATAATCCATATTTGCCACACCGGGCTGTGTCGAAACAAACTGATTGCTTGTACCGTCCGGGTAGTAAACTCCAAAAGTTCCAATTTCTGAGTTCCACCAAAGGTCCGCTTGTGCCGGATTAGATGGAATACTTGTGCCAATACTGGGTAGCGCTTTTGACGCTGGCAAAGTGATAAACACTTCTTTTGCGTTGGACGAAAACGGTACCAAACTCCCAGCGTTTGAAGATGAGAGAACCGTATCGCGTGACAAAGTGGGGCCCGTTGTGGAGTATGTGCCAATCCCCACTTCCCAGTCAGATGTTGAAACATCAAAGATTGAGTAGTATGTGGTGTTGCCGTTACCAACGCCAGCAAGGGATTGAAAACCAGACGAAGTGCCCGTGATGGTTAGGGTTCCGGTCCCCGCCGTAGTAGAGGTGACTTTTGCACGATCAAGAAGCACAAGTGCCATGTTTTACCTCAGTTTATGGTTGGGATGGTGGACCAGCCAGCATCCTGCGAATCGTTGATGATCCCCCAGCCAGCAGACTGGGAGTTGTTGATTTCTGCCCAAGCGCTGGCCTGATAGTCGTTGATTATCTCCCACAAGTAGCGGGCTGTCACTACATCCAGCGCTTGAGCGGAGTTCGTAACAACCGCCCCAAAAACCAGAAGGGATGCGGCTGCGGCCTGTGCAGATGCGACCTCAGAGGCTGTGGCGTAAAAAACTGCGCCTGCCGACGGGGCATCCAGTGCTGCCGCCACCGAAGCTGTCACGTTAACTGAGAACGAACCTCCGGCAGAGGGGGTGTCGGATGGCGAAGCCGTGTTGCTCACGGTGGCGTTGAAGTTGCTAGCTGCTACCGCAGGCGTGTCCAGCGGCTGGGCGCTCTCAATGATGTAAGTGACGACAGGAAAAAACGCTTCTTCAGTTGCGTCGCCCTGCGCGGTCTCGTCAATGTGACCATCAAAGATAAAAAAGCCGCTAAAAGTGTCAGAGGCTTGGGCCGACTCGGCTGTGGCTGCGTTGAAC